AACTGCTGGGTCTGTGAATAGTCCACTAGCTGGAGGTAACGACAACGAAGCCACAGATTTCAACGGAGCAGTAATATCAGGTTCTGCTTTTGCTCGTGCAAGTCTCGAAACTACAAACGCACCAGAGACTTATACAAGCTTTTCAACTGGCTCATTTGTTCAAGTTTCGCCGCTTTCAGGTTCTGGATTAACAACTGGTAATGATTCTAATGCATCGAATAATTTCATTCCTATTGCATTGGATTGCAAGCTTGAATTCCCAAGCCATAGATTGGTTGAAAATTCAAGCGAGTTTGGCTTGGCAGACCACAGAACAATTTACTTTGGTATTGACACAACAAAATCAGGCTCCCAGCAGTTGGCGTTTGATCACTCTAATATTGACATTGCTTATCCATTGTCAAAAGATGTTGCAGCAAGCTTCGCACCTGATAGCGTATCTACAACATCTTATGTTTTTACTTTGGATGACGTTAGTGGATCTTCTGTCAATAGTGATGCATCAGCAGGTGTATATGATAGATTTTATTATATATCAGGATCAAGAGCATCTGGAAACTCGATCACCGCAGCATCAGGTAGCTATAAATCACTCTTGAATGCATTTGAAGATGTTGGAGGAGCAAGGTTTACTATGCCTCTTTTCGGCGGCTTTGACGGATTCGATGTCACAGAAAAAGAACCTTTCAACCACCGAGCCTCAACAGGTCTACTTCGTGCTGGTGTAAATGAGAGAAATAGTTCTGGTTATTATTCAATAAAGAAAGGCATCGATATAGTTGCAGACCCAGAGTTTGTTGAAATGAATTTGGCTGCAATTCCGGGTATTGTTAATGAAAACTTAACAAAGCACTTAATTGATGTTTGTGAAGAAAGGGCAGATGCTCTTGCTATCATTGACCCATTAGGTGGGTATACGCCAAACACAGAAGACACAACCAGTGAGCAAAGTAGAACAAGTACAACTGCTGCGAAAACTGTTTCTGATAACATGAAAGCGAGAAACATCAACTCTAGTTATGGTGCTGCTTACTTCCCATGGGTTCAGATTAGGGATTCAATTAGAGGAAATCTTCTTTATGTGCCTCCATCGGTTGTAGGTCTTGGCGTCCTTGGGGCTTCTGAAGCTAAATCAGCAGTTTGGTTCGCACCAGCAGGATTTAACAGAGGTGGCTTAACTGAAGGTGGTGCTGGCTTAAATGTAATTGGCGTAAGACACAAATTGACCTCGGAAGAAAGAGACAGATTGTATGAAAACAACATTAACCCAATCGCTTCTTTCCCAGCAGAGGGCATTGTGGTGTTTGGTCAAAAGACTCTTCAGGTGACCCCTTCTGCGCTTGATAGAATTAACGTGAGAAGATTGTTGATTTTTGTTAAGAAGGGAATGTCTAGAATTTCTGCGACAACATTATTTGAGCAGAATATCGATACAACTTGGGCAGCATTTAAAGCAAGATCAGAAGAGTTCTTGGGAAGTGTTAAAGCTGGTCTTGGACTTGAATCGTTTAAGGTGGTATTGGATAGATCTACAACTACAGCAGAATTAGTAGATAGAAATGTTCTTTATGCAAAGATTTTCTTAA